GCCAGCTTATCGATTACCTTCTGCGCGGCTTCTTGTGACAAGCCCAACTCTTTGGCAACGGTGGAGTATTCAGCAATGACGGCTTCATCTAACGATGTGCCTTCAGGAGCTTTGAACTCGTACTTTTCCGGTGCGCTAGAAGGCTGATCGCCCTTAGTGCCCGTGTCGCCTTCAGTGTTGGCCGCAGCTGGTGTTGCTGCGGGTTGTCCTTCAGTTGCCTGCTGCGAAGTGGTTGCAGGCGCGGCGGTAGTAGCATCACCCGCTGGGGCTGAAGCCGGAGCTGATGTTGCCGCTGGTGCCACGCTTGCAGCCGGTTGCGCATCCCCGCTAATTGGTGTGTTTGCGGTTGCCTGCGTAATTGGTGCTGGATCACTCATCTTTACTTTCCTTGAGCATCAATGATTGAAGTTCGGGGCAATGCAATTGAAGTTTGGATAACAGCGCCAAGCCTTCATTACGACACCCCTCGTTAAAAGCCATTTGCAACGCGTTCGTATGAAACGACAATCGCCATACGCCCGCTCTTTCTAAAATTCCATAAATAAATTTGCGTGCTCGTTTTTGACCCATCAACCACTTGATCGTTTCGGCTTCGGTATGCTCGCGAGCTTTCACGCGGTCTTGCGTTTTCTCCGCGTTCGCTTCTTGTAGCCTCAAGTTTTCAAATGGATCGGGTTGCATGTAAGCGAATCTACAAGTGATTAGTTAAGGTATGTGAACTCACTCGCCGTAAAGCAAACTTGCGGTGCTTTGTGCCGTTTGAGTTTCTTGCGCACCGCCGACTTCCATTGCGGTGATTTGCAAACAGACGGACGATTCTGATTCGCCCTCTTGATCGGAGCGTTGCGATGTACTTACGACGGTGGCCAGGGCGCTCACTTGCACCTTCGTACCGACTTTGGGTAATGAGGTCATACCAAGCTTGGCCAAGGAGCCATCATCTAAACGAATCTCTAGCCCATACGGGTAGGCGGGTGCGTCAGAGCCTACTTCGGTAGATCCTTGTTCTTTTGCCTCTTCGGCGTCCATCTTCATATCGACTAATGCCATTTTGATTTTTCCTTAGTAGGCGGCGAAAATGCCGGTTGAGGTTGTACCAGTGGCGCGGATCCGCTTGGCGCGAATGTACAAAATGGCTCCGAACCAGCTTGAATTGACGGGGATCGTTACGGTCGTACCGGCTGCGGTATCGAATGAGACATTTCCGGCCGTGGTAAATAGCAAACCACGGCAAGGACCGTTCGGTAAATCGGTTGAATCGTTCGGGGTAACGGCCTTGAGATCGTTGATCGGCGATAGGTCGTTAGTGGTGTCCATAATCGGGTACATAGATATTTCTCCTTAAGCGTTGTTGGTGTAGCCCGAGAACATGCCAATCGCATCATCGAGCGCAGTACTGCCGCCGCCTTGTGTTGGAGTGTTTCCGAGTTTTTGGGCTGCGGCCGCTTGTTGCTCGATCGCTTGTTGCTGTTGGGCTTGCGCCTGGGCTTGCGCGCGTTGTTGACGAAGCGCGGCCACCGCATCATCGGGCAATACCAATTCGGGATCGACCCCGAGCATATCGCCGTAGCTATCAGCCCAATAATCAGCGTTGAACTTATCGAGCACTTCGGGTTTGAACTGCGCCACTTGTCCCATCGCGCCGACAAAGCGATCAACGCCGTTGGTGGCGATTGCGCGTTGTGCTTGCGCAAGCATTGAAACTAATTCGACGTTGAGCTCCATACCGGAGAGCTCAGGAGGAGGAGGCGGGAGAATACCGGCAAGCATCATGCGCTCAAACGTAATATCGATGAGCGGGTTAAGTAGCTCATTGTGCAAACGCTCGAGAACGGGACCGATCATCAGCATTTTCTCTTCGTGTAATTCGGCTACTTCAGTTGCGGTTTTGCGCGTATCGGCCGAATCGTTTTGCATCATCAAAAACATATCGGCATAAAACGATCCGCGGATCCGGCCGCGCACGTCTTGAATATCTGCACCCAAATGGGAAAGGTCTAAGGCCACCGCGAACATGCTCTCGATCTTGTCGCCACCGCCTGCGCTATCACGAAACGTAATGCCCCCAGGTAAGCGATCCACGTCACGGTTCTTTAAGGACGTTGGCACTTGCAAAGGCGGGTTAGTCATGTAGTCAATGCCTTGGCTTTTGCGAAGTTGCTCTTGTTGCAACTGCTTAATATCGCCAAGCGCCTCCATGCCAGGAGAGTTTCCGTATATGTCGCCACCGGCCACGTCCCAACGGGGCGCGAGCACTTGGAATTTCTTATACCCCGATTCGCGCAGGCACTTGTCTTGGTCGCCGCCGATCTCGTAGTAGACAGACTTCCACGCCATATTGGCCGCGTCAATTTTGGAAAGGTCCCGATCCTCGCGGGGTTCGATAGCGTGTACGATCGTGATCCATTGATCAAGCGAACCGCGCTCGAACATACTCACTACGTGGCTACTACAATTTTCTTTTCCAAATTCCTTAACCACTTCCCCTACGGTCTTTTGAAACTCGCGATATAAAGTGCATACCGTCCCTTTCCAATCGGTCGCAAGGCAATACTCCCCCGCGGTTAGTGGGAAGTGGTGAATGACGTTTTCAAAATCCTCGGCCACAATGCAAGCCGCAGTACCGAACGCGCCCAACTCCTTGTACATCGAATGTAAGGAGCGATAGGTATTACTCTTTTGGAATATGTCGAGCATGATGCGCGTCGCATGAGCGAGCCATTCCTTGACCGGTCCGTACTTCATCAAATCGTTATCGGCAATCCCTAATCGAAACCATGGGCGCGCGGGTGAAGTCAAACCTCCCATAAGCCCCGCGGCCAAGATGCCAAGCGATTGCGTAGCCGTGTTGTCGTAAATGTTGTTGTGACGTTTCCAGCCCTTGTTATGATCTTGGACAAAGTAACGGCCGTTGCGCGGTAGCAAGTACACGGTAACGTCTTGCCAATGCGAAAACCAACTCGCACGCTCCGTCTTGAGTTGGCCCCAACGGCTAAGGATGAGTTGCTTTTGAGATTGTTCGGCCATTAGGAACCTAGAAGAGTTTTCTTATTGAGCGTGAGCGTGCTCGGATCGACACCACCCGCACCGGTCAATAGGGTTTGCGCTACCCCTTTTTGCCCGCCCCCTTGGCCAACGCCAGTAAGCGAACTAAGAATCGTGTTCGGATCCACGCCCGCTTGCGTTTGCAAACTTGGGGGTGCGGTTACGCCGGTGGGTTGCGGCAGGGTTGCTGGTTGTTGTGCTTTGCCAAGAAGCGAACTAGCCAGTAGCCCCGCTACTAGGGCTTGCGAACCGGTGATGCCACTAAGCAAACCCCCACCTGCGGCGGTTCCGGCTGCTTCGCTTGCAGTGATGCCTCCCGCCCCCTCGGTAATTGGTAATCCTGCAGCGTCCGTGGCAACACCACCCGTGGCTTCGCCTGCGGCCATTGCGCCTTGGGCGCCGATCTCTTCGGTACCAACGGCTTGAGCTACACCATTGCCAGTAGCAATTGCTTCTCCGGTTCCCGCCGCAGCCGCCTCGGCCGCAGCCGCATCGGCCGCAGCCACATCGGCACCGCCAACAAGACTAACTGCGGGCCCGGCTAATTCTGAGCCAACTTCACCGGCGGCAACGGCTTCGCCACCTAATGCGGCGCCATCTGCGGCAAACGCTTCGGGAGCCAAAGCCCCCGCAGTAGCCACCGTAGCGGCAACGGCACCCAGCGTGGCCCACCCACCAGGAATAATCTGCCCTACGGATTTGTCCAAGCCTGCAAGTGCATTACCGATACCACCACCGCAGCCCCCACCCCCACCGCCGCCGCATTGCGGATTACCAAGAGTAAGTAGTTTTCGTTTATAGCCGGATAGGTTCATAGTGATGCTCTCTGTAATTCTTTTTTAGCGGAATAGCCAATAGGCTGATAGCCAAGACGCTCAAACATGCTTTTAGTTTTTTCGATGTTGATCGCGGTCGATTGGCCGATGTAAATTTCTTTTGCGCCGACATTGCGCGCCCAAATCTCAAACTCCTTGGTCATGCGCACGAAGTAGCTACCGCCGCGGTGCTCAGGGTGGACGTACATCGCAAGATCAGAGGCCACCAGGTCATTACCGAAAAATTGGTGGCATACCATCCCTAGGAAAAACGCAACGTATTCATTTTTTGCATCCTTAGCCAATACGCAAAAGACGTTGGGCTGCTCGAATAGGTTAAGTAGTTTTTGCTCATCCCAATCGCAATTGACGAACGTACCTTCCATCTTCATTAGATGACCGAGGCGTAGCATGTGTGCGCCTAATTCGGTACGGTAACGAACGAGTTGCATGCGCAAATCCCTAGAGGTTGTTTAGCGGATCGTAGTCGCGAGTGCGTTGGGTATGTGAACTGTGCGCTACGGCCATCGGGTCGTAGTTCATCGAGCTACGCGCCCCTTGCCCGAAGATCGCTTTGAGGTCGCGGTTCTTAGCCGTATCGATGAGCGCGAGAATGTAGGCGCTCGCCCAATCGGGGGATCGCCCTATGCGCTTGACAATCTCCTCGCGCGATTCGACATAGATCGTAGCGCCTGATAGCGACCAGGTGGGCGCGCATAAGTCTGCAATTAGCCGTGGGTCGGGTGGCAGAGCAATGCCCGTGTTGTTCACGGGATCTAATGCTTCACGCATCATCCACCACAACTGAGAACGTAAATTTTTAAAGCGCAAGCGTCCTGACTTGTCGGTACCCACCGCCCGTTCTGATACGTTTACGCCAGTTACTTGCTGTCCTGCGTCTACTAGGAAATCGTACGGGCTCGCGCCCACTCCGATCACGTCAATGTGTAGGGGCGCGCCATCGCGCATTGCGGCAATCGTTAGTCCAGCTACGGTTGGGCCGTCCTTGGATTGCGCACCGGTGTAGGTGAGCGCTTCATCAAACCACATGGGCTCATGGCGACGTGCGATCACAGTATTGTCTTGGCCACCGCGCGCCACGTCTACGCCGATTGATACCATTTCCGTTAAGCGATCGGGCCTCTTCCAACGACGCTGTGCAATCTCCACCCACTCGGTCGGGATGACTTGCCATGGGTCATCTTCGATACCCGCTTGGAAGTCGCCATAGAGCATTTGCGAGCGTAAAGGCTCGGGTAAGGATTGGAGCGTGGCCATATATCCGGTGCCTGTGAGGTAGGGGTTATCAGAAACCCGCGACGGTATGAACGTGCGAGAGAGCGGGGTAATCAATTCGCCTTGGTGCATGAAGGGTTTGCCATCGGCAAGCTCTACGTCCTTACCGCCCAGCGTTGCAAACCATCGCAACTCGCCAGGCTTGGCCGGGTTCGGGTGCTTCTTGTCTAACCAGGGCGCGAAGAAGGCAATCACCCATCGCCCTTCGGCAGTAGTGGGCGGGTTAAACGTGAGTAACGCTTGGCACTTTTGACCTGGCGTTGTGGTGCGCAGCCAACCGAGTAAGAAGCGCACGGACGCTTCTAAAAAGTTCGCTGCCTCATCAAATAGCAAGAGGTCGTGAGGCCTACCTTGATACTTCATTTCATCGCCGACGTTCGGCACGGATCCAAATTCAATTTGCTTATCGCCTAATCGCCAAATGCGATCTTGTCCGTTGTAGCCTTCGCGCCCGTGGAGGAGTTCGGTTAAACGATCGAGGATGCCCGATAGCTGCGTGGCCTCGCGCCGTAGAATCATCGTCTTGCGATGTTGCGTTAGCGCTTTGCCACAAGCAAGATCGGTCTTGCCCCCGCCTGCTGCCCCACCGTAGCCGATGATGTCGGCATCAGAGAGATAGGCCTGTGTTTGTGGCCCTGGCAAAGGCCGCCAGGGGACAATATCGGCTTGCAAAATGGCATCTACTTCCTCACGCTCTTGCGCAGTGAGAAAAGGCAATGCGTTTTCAATATCGCTAGACGAGATCGCTTGCATCATTGGCTTGTCGCGCTTGGGCAGTAGCAATGATCGCGGCCAACTTAGCGGCCTTTTCGCTTTCTGTGAGTGTCAAGCTGCCGTCAGGATTGCTTACATTGACTTCCGAGCGTTCGCGATAGCGCTCAGGGCGATGAGCCTTGAGCAAGAACATGGCCAATTGGTCTGAGTATTTCTTGACTGTGGCAATAGCAGGTTGCCCGTTGGCATCCATCTTGAGTTTAGGGATCCCGCTCTCGTCCTTGACCACGCGCCCAGTGCTATCGAATTCGTATTGATANGTGAAGCTGCCTTGATGTGTTAAAGGCTCGTCTATGCCGTCTATGGCGCGTCTGTGAACCTCTTGCTCCATGCGCTCGATACTCTCTTCGAGAGCTTCGTCCCAGGCATCAGAGAATTCTTTGTTGATCTTTTTGTATTTGCGAAACGATGAGGGCGCGTGGCCGAGGGTTCGTGCAGCGCGAGTGACGTTGGGGACTTCGCGTAGTAGCGTTAAGAAATCCTCTAGGGATTTTTCGGGGATAGCTCGGCCTTGTGACATGTTGCCGAATGTGCCACCGCTTGTTGAGGATGTGTGAACTACCTTCGCTTGAAATTGACGATGTAAGACACCATCGCTTTGCTAATCTCAAACTTATCAACGATTTGCTTTTGGGTCATTTCACCGCTCGCCACCATTTGCCGAATGAGCTCAATCTCATGTGCCGAGAGTTTCGCTTTTCCATACTTAACTACTTGCAAGTAATTATTTGCGTGTTTCTTAACCAAAATATTCTCCATGTAAATAATTGCGAGTTCACTACTTATTTTTGCTAATCCACTCTGCTACTTTGCTACTTGTCTAAAGACACAAGTAGCAAAAGTAGCAATCACAAGTGGCTATTTACTATTTGCTACTCGTAGCTACTAATAGCAAAAAGTAGATAAGTAGCGTAAAAACAAACAAATAAATAGCAACTTGCAAAGTTTTGCATCACTCCCAACCTCTCTCATAGAAGCTAGTTTGCGTAATCGAATCTACATATATCTCTCGCATTAACCATTCTTGAGTGACTTTTACAAAGGTTTTAAGCTTCTTTTCAGTGAGCGCAGCAGCCCCAAAAACGTGCTGATTGCTAGGCGCTTGAAGCTTTTTAAAGCTATCGATAAAAGCCAGGTCATAGCGCCTACGTTGCTCAATAGCACATTCCGTAACGCCAGCCTCAACCGCTCCCACAAAGGCGGCTGATGACTCAGCCCAAGGGTTATCGGTAGTTTTGTAGTCTGTGGTCATCGCTTGCTCGCCTTCTCTCGCGCATCTATCTCCATTGCTGAATCAAGCAATTCCCTTATGCCCTTGGTGTTGATGATGTGTTGTGTGACAACCGTAAATAGTTCAATACCTTTAATTTGAAATACACCGCCACCGCTAATTTTTGACGCCTGCTCCCAAATCCAATCGAGCTTTTTCCCATCTTCTTTCAACGCTTCTATTTCAGCTTGTTGCTGGCGTAGCATGGTATCTATTTCGTCATACTCAAGTTCTCCACGCTTCCATTTTTCAGCTAGTTCTAGTGCGTTCATTTCCTTCTCCTTCTTTCCATGTCTTTTTGATGGATGATTGCTCCATAGTGGAATAAACCAAATAGGAATACTACTAGTGCAACGGCTAATATGGTGATGGTCATTTTTGTGCCTTTCTTAGTATTGCTCTAGCAAAATCAATCCAATAAGAATCATCAAAGTTTTCTGATTCATTGCCAAAACTAAATAATGCTTGTTGCAGTATTTCCTCAT